AATTGATTGCTTTGACCAAATACTTGCATACAATGATATTGCTTTAAACCTATACTTTACAACCTTACAACCATTAGAATTTACAGATGTAGATAAGTCAGTACAAGATGATGAAACTATTGAAGAAGAAACGGGAGTTGAAAAAAGAAGATTTAGCCTAAAACAAATTGATGGTAAACAAGCATACGAAACTAAAGAAGAAGCAATAAAGGTAGCAGAAGAAATCGGTTGTGGTGGTTATCACCAGCACGAAGTAGATGGTGTAGTTTATTATATGCCTTGCGAAACACACGATGATGTTAAAATGGAAAAAGAACCTTTTTTATCTGATGAAATGGGTGAATCTATTTTAAAACATTTACAAGGTGAAAAAGCTGGTGATGAATGGGAATTGGTAGATGAATTAAGTACTGATAATGATATTAGTGATGAAGATTGGGCAAGAATATGTATAAAAAAGAAAAAAAGTTTATTTACAAGGTTATATGATGAAATTACATCTAAAAACAATGGTAGTGCTGAAAGCTATTTAGATAGTGAATATTATAAAATTAGATATAAATATGTTGTAGGATCAACTAAACCAATGAAAGATGGGAATCAGTCAAGAACCTTTTGTAAGAATATGATGCGTTTGTCAAATGATGGTATTATATACAGAAAAGAAGATACAGACGAAGCAAGTTTTAGGGGTGTAAATAATGATTTTGGACATAAAGGTCAGAATTATAGTTTGTTCAGATTTAAGGGGGGAATTTACTGTAGACATAAATGGAATAGGGTTTTGTATAGAATGAAAGCAACAACAGAACCATCTGAAAATTTAGATGACTATAAAAGAACAAGAGAAATACCTGCTAAATACAATATTAAACCAGCAGGTACAAGAGAATCAGAAATAGCACCAATTAATATGCCTAACGAGGGTGCATATCCAAAATAAAAAAATATGGCTACAACTTTATTTATAAATAGAACAGATTTAATACGTAACTCGATACTTTCTGGTTCAGTAGATACTGATCGTTTTATTCAGTTTATTAAGATTGCACAAGAAATAGATGTGCAGCAAATAATGGGAACTAAAATGTACGATGGTTTAACTACTGCAATACCTAATATTGATTTACCAGCTAATGCACGATGGAAAACAGTTTTAGATGATTATATAGCACCAATGTTAATATGGTATGCACAATCTAACTATATGCCTTTTGCAGCGTATCAAATAAAGAATGGTGGAGTATTTAAGCATACATCAGAAAATGCACAATCAGTTGATAAAAACGAAATAGATTTTTTAGTAGAAAAAGCAAGAACAAACGCTGAATGGTATAGTAGAAGATTTATTGACTTTATGAGTTTTAACCAAACTACATATCCCGAATACACAAGTAATATAAATGATGATATATACCCAAGTAATGATGCAACTTTTAATGGGTGGGTACTATGATTTATAAACCAAAAAAAGCAAACATAGAAAAACTAAAAACCTTTTTAAAAAGGATAAAAATAAAAAACAAGAAATAGTATGGCAACTTTATTTAATACTAAAATATCTGATACTTACGAGGGGTTAATAAAAACATCTGATAATGGTGTAATAGGTGCAGTAGAAAAAAACTTAACAGATGGTTTAGGCAACGCATCAACTTTAAGTATAGGTACATCATCAGCAAGTTTTACTGGAACTTTAGATTTAACAAATGCAACAGTAGTTGGTTTACCAACTGGTGCAGTAGATAGTGTAAACGGACAAACTGGGGTTGTTGTGCTTACAAGTACTAATATAGCAGAGGGTACAAATTTATATTTTACAGATGCAAGGGTAGCAGCAAATAGTGCAGTTACTTTAAATACTGCAAAGGTTGGAATAACTACAAGCCAAGCAACTGATATAACAAATAACAACGCTAAAATATCTTTTGATAGTGTTTCAAGTACAAAGTTAAATGGTATTGAAGCTGGTGCGCAAGTTAATACGGTAAATAGCGTAAATTCTTTAACGGGTGCAGTTTCTTTAGGATTGCTTGAATTAGATGATGTAGGTTCTGATGGATCAAATGGTCAAGTATTAACAACTAATGGTAGTGGAAGTTTTACTTTTACTACTGTTGCTGCTGGTGGTGCAGTTGATTCAGTTAATGGTCAAACTGGTACAGTTGTTCTTGATACTGATGATGTAAGTGAGGGTGCAACTAATTTATACTATACCGATGCAAGAGTTTCTGCAAATAGTAGTGTAGCAGCAAATACTGCTAAAGTAGGAATAACATCACAACAAGCAACGGACATTACTAATAACAACGCTAAAGTTGGAATTACTACAAGTCAAGCAAACGAAATAGCAGCAAACACGCTTAAAGTGGGTATTACTACTCAACAAGCAACAGATATTACTAACAACAACGCTAAAATATCTTTTACATCAACTGGTACAGATAATTATTTGTCAAAATGGGATTCAAACACATTAATAGATAGTATTATATTTGATAATGGAAATAATGTGGGAATTGGAACTAATGCACCTACAAACTTTGGTTCTGGAAAACTACTTACAATTCAGTCAGAAAGTGGTGGAGATTATGGTGGTATTATAACAAAAACAGATAGTGTTACAGGTCAGATGTGGTCTAATGAAAACGCTTCTAATCTTTTTCTTGGTACAAGGACAGACCACCCTATAGTAATTACTACAAATAATGTTGAAAAAGTAAGGGTAGATACTAATGGCAACGTAGGTATAGGGACTACGAGTCCTAATGTTAAGTTAGAGGTTGCAAGTCAAAGCAGTAGTTATGCTGCCAAGTTTACACATTCTGTAGCAGAGGGTTATTCTCCTGCATCAATCTTACTAGAAGCAGGACAATCCGTTACTAGAGGTCAAGGAATGTATCATTACAACACAGTTGCAGATGAAAATTGGTTTACAGGAGTACCTTATGGTGTAAGTAGTAAAAAATGGATAGTTGCCAATAAGTATTCAACTGTCCAAGAAGTTGATACAGCACAATTAACTAACGCTTTATTAACGATTGATTCAGATACAAGTAATGTAGGTATAGGAACTACTACACCTGCTGATAAATTATCTGTTGTTTCAACCGTTGGTATATTAGGTGATAACACAAATCAAGGTTTACTTAAATTATATTGTGAAGCATCAACACACTATGTAGGTATTAAAGGGGGTGTTCACTCGGGAGGTAGTAGTTATACATTGCAACTACCAAATACTTTACCTAATGTAGCTAATCAAATACTTGAATCAAACGCAACTGGAACTTTATCTTGGATTGCTACACCAAGTGGTGGTGGTGGTTCTCAAATTAAATCATATCATTTTTGTTCTAATCATTCAACAAATAGTACATCAAACTATTATCAATTTAGAAGTAATAGTCCAAATAGTATGACTGGTAGAAACATCAGTTGGACTTCTTGGAATTATCAATATTGGACAGATTTAATTATGGCTTCAAATTGTTTTTTGAAAACTGTTATAGTAAGAAGTTTGGCTACAACTTGGTCATCAGGTTTACAAGTTAAAATGAGAATATATAAAAATAGTACGGTTTTAGAATATGATGGAAGTTTTGTTACATCAACAGGTTCAGGAAATACTGGAAATGTTATATTTAACCTTACAGATTCTGATACATCATTTTTACAAGGGGATGTTGTAGCAATAGGTTTTAATGCTACATCTACTATGGGGGGTATTGCAAGTGTTATGGATTTTGAAACAACTTAAATAAATATTATGAATACATATAAATGGGATTGTAGCGATGTTGAAGTTTATACATCTTATAAAGATAGTCAAGGTAATACAGAACCTTTAGTTATTTTTAAAGTAAAATGGAAATTATTAGTTTCTGATGAAATTGGTAATTCAACAACTACTACTGGAATTGAAGAATTAAATATAGAAAATTTAGATAATTTTACAAGTTTTGATGATGTTACAAATAATCAGGTTACAATTTGGGTTCAGTCATCAATGGGTGAAAGCAAGGTTATAAATGAAAAGGTTTTAGCTGATGAAGCACTTGAATCTCTTATAAACCCAATTACTCAAATGTTAACATTAAAATCTTAAAATTATGATTACTTACGAATGGAATTGCAAAACAGTTGATTGCTATGTTGAAACAGAGGGAAAATCTGATGTAGTTTATAACGTACATTGGATTGTTACTGGTATTTCAGAAGCATTAGATATAAATGGAAAACCTTACACATCTAATAACATTGGTACACAACAATTAAAAATTGATGACATTACAAACTTTATACCTTTTGATCAACTTACAAACGATGAAATAGTTGGATGGACAAAAAGCACAATGGGAGATGAACAAGTAGCATCTATTGAAGCAAATATTGCATCAGCTATTGAGTTGCTTATAAACCCAGTTTCTGTTACTTTACAAGTTGGAGAATAGTTAAATATAAAATGATTATCTTTGGTACTTAACCAAAAAAAATATATAAAATGTCAAAAATCACAAAAGAAGAATTAAAATTAATTCAAGAACAAGATCAAAGAAAAAAAGCAATTTTAAATGATATAGGTTTATTACAAGTGCAAATACACACATTAAGCCATATGTTTGCACAACTTAATCAAGAAATTGAAGAAAATAAAAAGGTACTTGAAGATAAGTATGGTGAAGTAAATATTGAATTATCTGATGGTAGCATAAAACCAATAGAAAATGAAAAAAATTAGTGATCATATAAGTTATAAAGAAGCTACATTTTCAAAGACTGCAAATGCTTTGGGTATTAAAAACAAACCTAAAGCAGAACATATTAAAAATATGGAAAAGGTTGCAGAAAAAGTTTTTGAACCATTACGGGAATGGGTGGGTTGTCCAATTAAAGTAAATAGTTTTTACAGAAGTGAGCAATTAAATTCAGCTATTAAAGGTAGTGCAGTAAGCAGTCATTTAAAAGGTCAAGCAATAGATATTACAAGTATGGCTTGTGAAAAAGATGACTGCAAAAGCAATTTAGATATGTTTCATTACATTAGAAAAAATTTAGACTTTGACCAACTTATATGGGAATTTGGATCTGAACCAAAATGGTTGCACGTTTCTTATGTATCTAAAAAAGCAAATAGAAAGCAAGTATTGGTAACAAAAAGACGAGGTAAATATTTCACATACGCAGATTAATTATGAAAGTTGGTAAATACGAATTTGATACTATAGAAGCATACGAAGATGCAATAGCAAATATTGATGCTATAAAAAATAGAGTAGTTTATTTAGGTTTAAGTAATGATAAACATAAGATAGATGTTTTATGGAGTGAGGATATTACAGAACACCCTAATAAATGGCTACCTTTTGCTATTAATATTGAAGATGAGGGAATACATTATTTTCACGATTACCCTTATTTAGAAAACAAATTTTAAGATGCCAATACCAAAGAAAAAAAAAGGAGAGAAACAAAAAGATTTTATGATTAGGTGTGTACCACAATTAATGAAGTACCACGATAAATCACAAGCTATTGCAATTTGCTATAAGACTTTTAAAGATAACTAATAAAAAAAATAAGAATGATAACAGATTATAAAACATTACTTATAAACATAGGAACATTTGGAATTTCAATGACAAATATAGACATAGCTTTAAAAATAATTCTTGTACTGGTAACCATAGGTTATACCGTACAAAAGTGGTATTTACTAAATAAGAATAAAAAGAAGTAGTGCCAAAAAAAAAGTTTAAAGATACAAGAGTAGGTAAGTTCCTTGTAAAAGCAGCACCCAATATTTTAGGTGTTGCTGGTGATTTATTACCAGATGCTGGAGTACTTGGTATGGTTAAACAACTTATTTCAAATGATAGTGCTTTACCTACTAAAGACAAAGAAGAAGCATTAAAACTTATTGAACTTGATATAATAGAAGCACAAGAGGTTAGTAAAAGGTGGAGTGCTGATATGGCTTCAGATAGTTATTTAAGTAAGAACACAAGACCAATGACTTTAATATTTTTAACTGTATCTATGATACTTTTGATAGTGCTTGATTCTTTAGATATTGATTTTGGTGTAAATACTGAATGGATAGAACTACTTAAAAGCCTTTTAATAACAGTTTATGTTGCTTACTTTGGATCAAGGGGTGTAGAAAAATTTAAATACATATCCCAAAAAAAATAGAATATATTGCCAAGATCATTACATTTTTATTAATTATATATTTCTTTAGATATATATTTATATTTCTTTATATTTGTTATAGAATATATTTTGGTATTTATTTTTAGATATATTTATATATACATTTAGATAAAATACTAAATTATAAAAAATTCAAAGTTATTACATTTTTTTTAAAAATCAAAATCAAATATTATGGATGAAACAAAATGTTTAAAAATTAGAAAAGAACACTATATGCTATCAATAAAAGGTGTTGTAGTAGGTGAATTTGAATTAAGTGA